GACGGATTGTTTCTGGTTTTGCCTCTCTAGATAACGTAGACAAGCAAGACGATATCGTAACAAAGGATGCCTCTGTTAACGCCTTCAAAAATTTTGCGGGTAACATCCGAGAGCAGCACGATCATAAAAAAGCAGTAGGCAAGATGGTATCCTTTGAAGAAGATACATACTTTGATCCAGAAACTAGTAAGATGTATAACGGTGTGTATGTATCTGCATACATCTCCAAGGGTGCTCAAGATACCTGGGAAAAGGTACTTGACGGAACCCTCACAGGATTTTCCATTGGTGGAGAAATTAATGAAGACGACACCATCTACGATGCTGAGTTAGAAAAAAGCATTCGTATTATCAAGGACTTTTCACTAACTGAATTGTCTTTGGTTGATGTCCCTGCTAATCAATTTGCAAATGTCCTATCTATCCAAAAGAACGGTGAGATGACTGGTATGCTCGCTAAGGCACTTATTGAGAACGTGTATTACTGTGGACATGATGATGTTGTTCAACTTTCTTCAACAGTAAAAACCGACTGCCCACGTTGCAGCGGCTCAATGGAAAACATCGGCTTTGTCGAATCTAACGACCCAGACAAGGCACAGATGATTAAAGGCATTCTAACCACAGTCAGGAAAAACAAGGAGGTAGAAGACATGTCTGAAAACACAGAAGAAGCCACTCCTGAGACTCCTGAAGCAGTTGAAGAGGCTGTTGAGGCCATTGAAGAGACTGTTGAAGAGGTAAAGGCAGAGGTAGAAGAGACCGTTGCAGAGGTTGCCGAAGTAACAGAGGAAGTTACTGAAGAGGAAATCGAAACGGTAGAAATGAAGATTGAGGCACTAGCAACAGCAGTAGCAGGAATGACTGCTCAAATTGCTGAAATCAAGTCTCTTGCCGATGCTGTAACAAAGGTTTACAGTCAGGTAGGTGAAATCTCCAAGGCAGTCGCTACACTTAATAGCGACCTAACTTCACTTAAGGCGAACGATCAAGAGTTTGGAAAGCGTGTTGATGCAGTAGAAAAAGAAACTGCTTTCCGTAAGTCTGCTGACTATGGAGAGGTCATGCAGGATCAGCCAGAGATGGTTGAGAAATCACTATGGGGTGGACGTTTCCTCAAGAAGTCCGACCTATTCTAATAACAAGGAAAAATTACGGAGGTGAAAAGAATTATGTCAGACGAAAACAAGACAGAAGAAAACACTGTTGAGAAGACAACTGTTTGGGAAGGTGCAACTGTTGATGCAGCAACTGGCGATGTATCATTCGCTGGTGGTCAGCAGACCCCTCGTGGCGGTGGCTCCGAAGAAGGAGGCGTTCCTGCCATTCCAGGTGAGTCCTGGATTGGTCACGCTTCTGGTGTTCACGCATCAGGTGGTGTCGGTCGTGTTAACGATGGTTACGCAGAGAACTACGGAAACCTAGGACAGGCCGCAGACATCTTCACAGGTTCCGACGATCCCAAGTTGGCTATTGATCCATCAGGTCAACTAGGTGGAGGTATCCTAAACCCAGAGCAGTCAAAGTCATTCATTGATTACGTTTGGGACGCAACCGTGCTTGCTAAGGACGGTCGTCGCATTACCATGCGTGCAAACACAATGGAACTAGAGAAGGTTAATGTTGGCGAGCGAGTTGTTCGTGCAGCAGCACAGGCTGACGGCACATACAAGAACGCTGGTGCAACTTTTACTAAGGTGGATCTTTCTACCAAGAAGTTGCGTCTAGACTGGGAGGTCTCAACTGAGGCACTTGAAGATAACATCGAAGGTGCAGCACTAGAAGATCACCTAGTTCGCTTGATGACCCAGGCATTTGCTAACGACATTGAGGATCTTGCTATCAATGGTAACATGGAAGTAAGCACAGGTAGTGTTGATGACAACTTCCTACAGATTATGGATGGTTTCTGTATTCAGGTAGAGAAGGGCGCACACGCCGCTGTTCCACCTGTATTCGGTACACCAAATGCTGCTGGCGAACTACGTCAGTACGCTTGGGGAACTGATACATGGGCACCAACCCCAGGAGCAAATCTTCCTGACGATCCAACAGGCACAATGAACTACTACACCAAGCAGACTGGTACAGGCCAGGATAACGCTGGTAATGCTCAGGCAACCTTTGATCGTTTCATCAACGAGGGTGGATCACCTGTTCTAGCGGCAGACTCTGTTTGTCCAGGTGGTAACTGCACAGGATGGACCACTCAGCAAATGCAGGAGATCATTCTAGCAATGCCACGCAAGTACCGTGCAATCAAGAACGGTCTACGTTTCTACGCAGGTAGCGATACCTTTGCTCAGATCGTGGCTGCAAATGGAACTGGCACCAACACAGGCACATGGCCTGCTTCCTACGAGTATGCAAATGCATACCTAGGTGGTGCAGCACAAGAACTTGGTGGGCCACAGGCCACTCGTGTTCTAGGCATCCCAGTTCTAGAGGTTCCTTACTTCCCAGATGACTATGTGGAACTTACTTACCCACAGAACCGCATTTGGGGAATTCAGCGTGACATCACAGTCAACCGTGAATATGTCGCAAAGAAGGACACCATTGAATACACAGTATTCATGCGTTTTGGTATCGCATGGGAGGAACTCAACGCAGTTTCTTACATGAAGGCACCAACAGTAGTCCCCGCACCATAATAAATGATGTGTG